GGGTAAGACGTACCGCTGAGATATCATTAAGTAATCATTCAGACGAAAGGATGCGCAATGCTAAGATGGGTAACTGGTTTATGGAAAACCCACAGAGAGCATTGGCTAACAACTCTATATGTTACACGGAACGTCCTGATGTAGGAGCGTTCATGCGAGAGTGGTCAGCCATCTACGAGTCACGATCAGGTGAACGGGGTATTTTTAATAGACGAGCCTGTCAAGCTATGGCTCCAGAGAGGAGAGACAAAGAGTGGGAATTTGGTACAAATCCATGTTCGGAAATAGTACTTCGTTCTAAGCAGTTTTGCAATCTATCCGAGGTAGTAGCTAGATATAATGACACCATGGAAACACTTCTAACAAAAATAGAAGCTGCGACCATGTTAGGTACCGTGCAGGCAAGCCTCACGGATTTTCGTTATCTAGGTGCCCAGTGGAAGAAGAACTGTGAAGAGGAAGCCCTGTTAGGTGTGAGTATAACAGGTATCTTTGATTGTCCGGCTCTGCTGAAAGCATCGCCAAAACAATTAGAGGAATTACGCGATCATGCAGTCAAAACGAATGAAATTTTTGCAAAGGAAATTGGTATCAACCCATCTGCCTCTGTTACTTGTGTCAAGCCTAGCGGGACTGTTAGTCAGCTGGTGGATAGCAGCAGTGGGATTCATCCTCGTCACGCTCGATATTACATCCGTCGTGTACGCAATGATAAGAAAGATCCGCTATCTCAAAAGCTTGTCTGCAGCGGGATCCAATACATAGAAGATCCTTACAACAAAGATGCGTGGGTATTTGAGTTTCCTATGAAAGCTACAAGCTCCATAACGCGTCACGATGTATCTGCTATGGAACAGTTAGCACTATGGAAGAAGTTCGCATTACATTATTGCGAGCATAAACCCAGTATGACTTGTTATGTTAAGGAGACAGAGTGGCCATCTGTAGGTGCTTGGATATGGGAGAACTTCGATATAGTCAATGGAATCAGCTTCTTACCTAGTGCTGATGAGGGTCACGTGTATCAAGCAGCGCCATACGAGGATATATCTAAAACAACATTTCAGAAATGGAACAAAAAATATGGTAAAATAGAGCTTACCTGGGATGACCTGATAGAACAGGTTGATGATACTACAGGTAGCCAGGAGTACGCATGCGTCGCAGGCGCGTGTGAAATTTAACGGTGTAACAGGAGGTGTATTATGAGATTAGTACTACAAAACCAGCACGTTCGTGCGATGGATCGTTTTTTCAATCGAGCTTTAGATTACGGAATGGGCAATCCATTCGCAGTAATGGACCGTATGTTAGATTCACTAACAGTTCCGGTACCACCCACCGAGGGTACAGAGTTCACTACTTATAAGATGGTACCAACTACTTATCGAACTGAGCATGAAAAGGACGACAAGGGTAATATTACTGTAAAGTATATTGTGGTAGAACCTGAAGAGGAGAAAGAAGCCGCGTGAAACTAGTTAAGGTTGAGTGGTTTGATACCGTTCAATCAGCTAGTTGGGATACAGCCGATGAGGTGGACATTAAAAAAGTTCACCAAATCGGTTGGTTCCTAAACGAATCTACTTGGGCAGAACAGGGAGTATTGAAGTTAGCCGATACTTGGGCTGATAACGAATATTATGGTATTACTGCTATACCTAAGGGTTGTGTTCACAGAGTAACTTCTTTTTCAGGAAATATAGATCTTGTAGAGGTGTTCTGAGCTGGGACACCCGCCCTTTACTTGCGCAGGGAGCAACGCTTTCTTAGAGCGGGGCCCAGCAATTATCTATCTGATTCCCAATTTCTATCACCGTATCTACTCGGGGTAGCTGCTCTTTTTGGTGCTGCTCTTTTCGGTGCTGCTCTTTTTGGCGCTACTCTTTTGGGTGCTGGAGCTGGTGCTGGAGCTGGAGCTGGAGCTGACAAACGAGCACCTGTACCTCTATCACGAGTTGCTGTGTTGATCGCTTTCTTAGATGCCGCAGCTTGAGATGATGTCCCCCAGTTAGATCCAACCAAACCAGAGAGGTATTTCTTGGCTACAGTACTCACAGCCTCTGCTCCGCCTTTCTTCTCTAAGTTAGGTATCCAGACCTCGCTAGCTCTTCCACTCTCTGCAATACTTTTCCAATATTCTTCGCTTGTATTTGTATAATCTATATCTTTAGGTCCATCATCTCCGCCACCTCCAGTAGCAGTTGGAGCTGCTGCAGGCGCAGCACTAGTTCCACCCAATGAAACCGCAGTACTTGGTGCTAATGGAGTATCTATTTGTTTCTTCTGACTTGGCATTTGAAATTCTGTATCTTCTGTTTTATCACTTAAGTCTGGTACCATACCTGGAAGAGGTTGAGGTGCAAACATTATATTAGATTGTTGACGCATAGCACCGCTTATATCACCTGGACCAAATGCTTTTTGATTAGCATATTCTTCAGCATTCAACCTCTTCTGTTTACCACCTGTAATAACCCCAGATGTTAAGTCAGCTCCAAACTTCTTAAAATCTGGCGCTCCAGCAGAAGAACCTGCTAGCTGTGCCATTGTTGCTGCTGGGATATCGTAAGCCATTAGTATGTCAACTTAGGTATTTTAACTTTTCTTGTTTTACTTTTACTTGCACGCTTTTTCTTCGGCGGAAGATCTATCAGTTTCTTAGACATAGGTATCATCTGCCTTATCAACCTCTGTGCAGAACCAGGTCTACGATCAAAGCCAGTCTTCATAAGCGCTGACAAGTCTCCACCTATTGGACCACCAAGTTCTCCCCATATTCTAGCTTCTGGTGAATCCCACCAACCTCTCTTGTAGGGAAACGATAAGTTAAGCAACATAGCTCCAGGTGCACTAAGTAAACCTGTGCGATCTACACGACGCACGAATGTTCTGAAGTCTCCACCTGTTACAGTCATATCATCGTCATCTAGATCACCCTTGATTGCTCCACGCATAATCTCTGCGAACATCACAGCACCATACATAGCAACCACAGTAGTAACTATTCTGCCTACTTGCTTTGCCTTCTCAACATTATCTACCTTAGTCGCTATATCGTTACCTACAGCTGTCATTAGAGTGTTACCAAACACAGTGAGGAATCTCTTGAACAAGAATATAGGTGCTGTAAGAGGATTCTTAAACGCTTTCGAAGTAGTCGCATCATTGGGTCTTGTAATAACTTGATCTACAAAGCGTATAGCGCCAGCGTTAAACTCAGCTTCACCTGCTGGTGTGCTTAGGTCTATGTTCTGTGGTAAGCCAAAGTCAGCCATGTCTTTAGAGAACTGCTTGAACAATCTAAGGCGTCTGCCTTTCAAATCTTTACCTGCATTCTTCTGTACAAACTTCACACGCTTGGCCATATGCCTCTGGAAGTTACGTAAAGCCATCAATTGCTGCATTTCTGTCAGCGTGGTTAGCAGTGTAGCCTGCATATACGTCTGCATATTGAACACAGCGCGCACTTTCTTAGGTATACGACCAGCTATTGTGGTTCTAGCGCCAGCTCTTAAACCACCTCTTGCGAAGTTAGGGTTAGCATAGCGTGTGGATACAGAGTCACCCATAGCTTGAATCTCTGCTATACCTAACTCTCTCAGTAGCTGTATATCACTTACAACGCCAATACCACCTATGTCCTTCGACATCTTGCGCATAGCTGGAAGGTGTTTATTCAGTAAGAGCTTGGAGATACCATTCATACCCTTATAACCAGCCCATGAGAGCCCCATCATAAGGTCAACAATCCATTTGTCAGCACGTACATCGCCACGCAACATAGGTGTGAACAGTTCTGGCATAGAAGCTAGTGTTACCAAGGGTAACTTAGCTACAACCTCGAAATTAACTACGCGCTGCAGCCACGCTCTAGTCTGCATATTGGCCATATCATAACCGTACTTATTACGTAAGATACGCATCATATCCCAGATAGACTTTTCAAAAGCTCTAGGATCGATATAGGTAAGTGATGTATCTGTCTTTTCTAGTTTCAGTACCTTAGCGTTATGAACCTTTATCTGTTCCAGACCTTCTTTGATTTTCGCTCTTAATATTTCATCATTAATGCCAAAACGCTTAGAGTATTCTGTGCGTTCTACTGCCTTCTGTAAGAAACGTGGAATGATAGCCTGTAAATCAATCATCACTAGATCTTCATCGATCAGAGATTCTGTGGGCAACGCATCTAAGTACTCTTGTGCTCTAATGTCTCTCTCTATATCTTTTTCAGATCTGGTCTGATCTGCCTTTAGATTCGTCCAGTCACCCTGTACAAAGCCCCCACTGTTTACAACTACGTTAAACAAATCTTCAACAGTAAGTTCAGAATCTTCTAATATACTACTACCGGTTGCGGGATCTGTGATAGCTGCTCGGATAGCCTTCAAGAACTTCGCCTTACCCCTACGGGTGGCTAGAAATTCAATATTCCACACACGTGGCAGTAGTGTATCACCATGCCCGCGCAAGTCTAATGGATTTTTTAATCCCTTGGTCTCATTTTTAGCATAGTCATAAACCTCTTGAACCAATTCTTTTAGAAGTTTAGCAGCTTCTCTTGTTTCAAAATCACTTATCTCTTCGATGCGAATCTTACCCGTTAATACATCTACAAGTATTTGATTCTCTGTCTTCTCTATATCTCCAAGTCTAGCCGTAACCCTTGAAAAGATCTGTGCTAGGCGCGTATAGAACTGCCCAGTCATGATAGAAGTGTCTTGTACTATGTCTGTACCATACACTAGTGCTTCAGCCCTCTGTGTAGAGGAGTGAGCTCTCTGGACCTCATCTGCTATCTCGTCTGCCGCAGGTATATCCGCCTTAGTTTGACCGAAGCGCGATAGTTTATTGAAATCACGGATAGCCTGAACTGGCTTACCCCACAGGTAAGAAGTTAGTGTATACCAGAAACTCTTATTGAAGTGCTCTTCGTATGAATCGCCTTTTGCTCGCTTAGCATAGCGCGTTATTGTTGATTCAAACTCTTTTAGAAGTGCAGGTTTTTTTATAAGCGCGCTATCTAACTCTGCCGCTACTTTTTCAGCAGCTTCACTAGCCGTTGTGCCGTGCCACTCGTTGTGAGCTTTCAATATTTTAGCAAAAAGAGCACCTTCTCCTTTCGTTGTTTCTAGATATTTTTTAACTTTGGCTATCAACTGCTCTTCTGTTATACCAAATTTATCAGCATACTTTTTATTTAAAAGTCTTGCCTCTAAAGTATCTGTTTGCATGAAATCTAACATAGCAGTATACGAATCATATCGATCTTGTCGTTCTTCACTGCCGCCATATTTAGTTTTATTTACAAAGGCAGTTTTCATGTCATGCAAAGGTTTTGTTACAAGCAATAAATCTGCAGTTACATCACGCCCAAATGTACCTTTTGTATCTGGAAAAGGAATAATAGTCGTTACCTTTTTTCTTTGACCTGGAGTAACTAATTCCGCTACATGATCTACTACAAGGGGGTTTTCATCTTCCTTGTTAAGGCTTGTTCTAGCATTGCCCATGAAACTTATGTCCTTGCTTTCAGGACTTAATCGTTCTTGCACGGCTCTATCTATATCTGTACCCGCGCTTTCACCGTTTAAAACCCTATATAAAATTCTAGAATATTGCGGTATAGAAAACACATTCTTTCGAGAGTTACCTTGGTTATTCCAAAATTTACCTTGCTTAAATAGATCATGCTTTTTTAACAGGTCCTTTACTTTTTTCGGCATCGTTTCTCGAGAAGCGTCAACTTTTTCTTCTTCTAGTAATTCTTGATATTCGCTTCTTTTGGCGGCAGCGTAAGCCCGCAACTCGTCGTTATTACGTATATACATTTGGCGATTCCAAGCGGCTTCAGGATCTAGTTTACCACTTGGACCTATCCTCTCCCTTTCCCAAGCTATCATTTTGTCAACTAATTTATCATATGATAATCCTTGTTCCAACGCGTCATCGAAAATAGAATCCATATCATTAATAATAACAGCAACACCACCTTTGTTTATTAGTTTAGCATTTCTTTCTGCGTCACGCTTTGCATATCTAGTGTCCGAGTCTGTAGCTTCTGCCACTTCACCTTCTTCTGTGAGCTCCATAAACCCTTCAGGCACGGATTCACCCTGTACAGTAAAGTTGGTATCCACGAGTGTGTCGAAGAAATCAGGCTCTACCTGTACATGCTTACGCTTCTCTATAGGAGCTTGAGCTTCTTTCATCTCCTTGAGTTCTGCTTTACGTTGTGCAGCAGTCTGTTTTACCTTAGTAACACCAACCTTCTTTACTTGTGCTGCTCTCTCTGCTTCTAACTGGGCTTCATATGCTGACTCATCCCAACCACGTATATCACGCATGAAAGTATCTAATGCATCTCTCTCAGAGGCAGGCATAGCTTCTTTCTCACGAATCCAACGCAAACGAGCTTCATCGGTTTTTAAATGATCGAATGACTCCATTTCTCGCATTGCTGCTACTTGTAACATTTCTGTAGGTGTAACATCTGTACCAGTTATCTCTTCTAGTTCTTGTTCTGTCTTCTCTGTGCGTTTAAGACCACGAACACGTTCTTTACCTCGTGCTACCTCTGCACGCTCTTCCATGCCTGTAGTTTCAGCTTCTGTATAAGCCCATGCTTCTAGATTTGCATAATCACCTATACCATATGCAATCTCAGTAGCTCTACGCTTAGCACCTGGAGGCATCTTACCGCCTAACTGGTTGCGTAAATCGTTAAGTGCTCTACGGCGAGCTTCTGCCTCTTCTGCAGTAGCTTCACCAACTTCTTCTAGTCGATTGATCTCATCCATTGCGAAAGAATAAGACATCTTCTTTTCCATCGGATGGATTGTGCCTCTTTTCCTATAAACAAGAATATCAGCAACAGTAATACCCTTATCCTTTGCGTATTTCTCTTGTCTACCAGCTGCTGTTTTAGACCTTGCGGGTTGAGTCTTCATCTGCTCTTCAAACGGAGCCATAAACTCCTCGAAGGCATCGACATTATCTATAGCATTTTGTGCTTGTTCTTTAGCTGTAGCTCTATCACCAGGTTCTATACCACGCGTTTGACCCATCGGACCATACAGGTTTCCAAGACGCTTGATACGTGCTCGTATCTCTGCTTCGTCTTCTCTACCTACGATCTCCTTGTATGGACCTCTTGAAAAATCATACCTGACATCACGATTAAGTTTTTCAGCTTCTGTCATGTCTGCAGCACGTTTAGCATAGCGCGTTGTAGTATCTTCAAGCGCTTCTATACGTTGATTTACACCTTCCCAAAGTTCTTCTCTAGTAAATGGTGTTTCTACTGCATACGAAATAATACGATCGTTCAGTGTACCATCTTGTGCAGCTTCTGCAGCTGTAGCATCAGTATCGTAGATACTCATTATCTCATCAATAGTTTCTACATATAACTCTGCATCTGTCTTTTCTTTAGCTTCAATCCGCTCTCTTGGTGTTGGTGCTTCTTCGAAAGGTGCCTCTAGTTGAACAGTAGGCTCAATCCTCTCCACACCCCCCATAGTCTTCTCACCTTGTATAAGATCCATTGCCATGTTGTCAAAGCGTTCGTCAGCATTACCCCAATAATCAAAACCTCCCTCTCCAGTAACAGGGTCTCTCTCCATCTCTTCGCGTTGTACTCGAGCATCATTGATATTTTCACGACCATATCTCTTTTCAAGATCCAATAAAACTTCAGCATCAGCATGTGTATCATCGACTTCAAATGTATGGACAGCTTCACTACCTTCATATACCGTAACTTCGTTAGTATTAGGATTATGGGTATACGCAACATCCAAAGCGGTTTCGCCTGGATCTTCTACGCTTGTTGCCCCAGCATAGGGGTCGGTAGCAATAGAGAATTCATATATAGAGCCAGGCAACTGTTCTGTCATGCCTGTATACATTGGAGCTTCTATTGCTTCAGGAGTGGCAGGTTCTAAGATCATTCTAGGATCTGCAGCAATACCAGCTGCAGCGCCTGCTGCTTGCTGTATAAACTTACGTCGTTCTGGACTTTCTAACTTTCCTCTACCTTTAGCAAAACGTGTATCACCAAGTGTAGATCTTTCTAGACTGGCTGCTTGCTCATCTAGTATTGTTTCTTGTAATTGTCGTTCTGCTACTGCCGCTTCAAAGTCAGCCTTTGATGTATCCGGAGTTGCATCTACAACTGGCTCAACAGGTTCTGTTGGTACTGCTTCTACAGGAGCTGGTCTCTGACTCTTTAAGTAATCTCGAGCCAAATTTCTAGCTGTCGTGCTCTTCCAAAATTTACCTTGGGCTTCTTTACTAATTCGCTTGTTTACGAAATTTCTAAATGCTAATTCAATCTTTCTTGATATCTTATAATCGTCTTGTCCAGAATTAGCAATCCATTCATCAGCTGCTTGCACAGGATCTTTTACTGTTCTTGTTGTAGGGTTGAATCCAGTTTCTGTTCGATATAACATACCTTGATCAGATGCAAGCCAATCTAAAATTTCTTGTTCATTATCTTCAAATACTTGCTTTAATGGACCTACTTTAGTGTGTATAGTTTCATGGAAAATCGTGCGTAAAGCAACCGCTTCTACACCTGAAACGCTACCATCACTGCTATCATATATAGTTTGGGTATTTATATAGATTTTACCATCCGGTCTGCGCACTCCTGGTTGTGCCCTTCCATCTTCATCAAGTATAGGTTCATCAGTGAAAATTATATCCTCACCAATATTTAATCCAAGTTTATCAGCTAAAACTTCTATTTTATCCTGTGCTAATTTTTGACTTCTTTCACGACCTATAGCTGGTGTTTGAATAGATGCCATACCACCACCTAAAACACTTGCTACAGGCCCAACATGTGCCATACCTTCAAAGGTTTTTTTCCAGTCAACAGGTTCACCAGTTATATGTGATATGATTAAATCTTCAGCGGGTTCTTCTAACATTTCTGTAACAGATTCAGATAACGCGCCTTGTAACGCATTAGACAGACGAGTTTTCATTCGCGGTCTAAGCCAACCCATAGCACCTACAGTATTCAATGCGCCAATTACAGCAGATGATAATAAAGCTGCCTTAGCAGCATCCTCTTCAGACTCTCCCATTGCAAGCATTTGTTTATATGTTTGCGAGCCTTCTAATGGACCAGCTATAACGCCTGCTGTACCTAATGCTAGTGCACGTGCTAGTTTAGGTCTTTCGATTAAACTCTTTAATCTAGCAACTTTTAGCGCGGCTACCATAGGAACAGCGGTCGATGGTAATGTCTCTGTAATATTACCAATCCACCAATCTGGATCACCTAAAACCGATGGATCTCTTGCGGGGCTAACACGTGATCTTGGTTGTGCAGAGAACTGCTCTTCACCCCAACGTTCAATATCTTCGGCAAGTTCTAGATTGTTTCTTTCTAACCCACCAACACCCCTAGGATCCTGCATAAACTCAGGTAATCTTTTCTCTAACATCTCTGCGTATGTTAATGCAGAGCCAGTAAGATTCGCTCCACCCCTTATAAGGCCTTCAAGAGCTTCTCTTGGTCTATCAGGTAAAATACCACCACCCTCTTCATAACCTGAAAGCATACCCGGCTTACCATATTGTTGCTCCCATTCTGATTTAAATGGAGTAGGATCAATTATAGGTTCAGGACCAGTAGTACCAACAAATTGCCTCATAGGTGCTTCGAGAGGTGAAGGTGCGCCTGCTGACTGCGACATAGTCGCATCATATTCAGGATAAGGTTGGAATGGTAATGGAGCAGATGGATAAAAATTAGGTTTCGGTTCCATCCAGGCGGAGTCAGCTGCGCCGTATTGTGTACCACCGTACGTGTTTAGTAGTTGTGTTCCAATTGCTCCACCAGAGCTCTCACCTATGATATCTTGTGGTAAGATGCTTTGCGCCCAACCAGGTTTATTGACTCTCCACACGTCGTATTTATCTTCTAAATGCTCAGCGTATGTAGGTCTAGGTGGAGACGACATAGATTCGAATTCTACAGCTATATTTCTATCTTGAACTTCTTGTGGTTGCTCACCTAGATATGTCTGAAGATACCATTCTCTAGCTTCATCAAAAAGAGGATCATTAGTCTCTTTTAATTTGACAATAGCATTAGCATAAACATTTTGTTTATCAGCGGGTGATAAAGAATCTAAAGAGATTTTGGCCATTATTTAGTATACTACAGGTTGAGTAGATCTAGGTTGCCTTATAATATCATTTGCTACGCTCGTAGGAATACTACCGCGTCGAGTGTTCCCTTCCATTATTTGCATAATTTCGCTTACAACCTTTCTGTAATTAAAAGCACCGCCAGGTTGACCTTGTGGAGCACGACCAAGTTGAATCACTCTGCCTATCTCATTTTGAATTTGTAAATCAGTCCAATCAGTGGTTTTTTGAAGATGCTCAACAAGCGGGCTTAGATGATCCGCAACAAACATCTTCCAACCTTGTTGACCACCAGCTTGCTCGTATTTACTAGGACTAACATATGTCATACCTGTAGGATGACCACGCTCTCCAACCGCTGTTGATGGTTTACCTTCAGCATCTGCCCAATAAGGTTGAGTTCTTGGCAATAAACTAGCTAAGATTTTATTAGCCTCTGTTTCGAACACTATGGGGGTTTGTCCAGCTGGACTTATTTGATAGTCAAGAACATTTCCTTGCCCAAATTCATTGATGCCTGCTTTGAGATTGCCACGAGTTCGCGCGGCGAAATCAGCTATAATTTTTGCAGCATCACTTTTGTCTCGTCTAGCATCAGTAACTTGGTCTCGAGCATTACGTCTTATTGTATTTTGTAATTGCATCTGCTGACTCCAAGACAACTGTGGACCAGCTTGCAGTGTTGTCATAGCTTTAGCCACATTCAGTAAAGTAGACATATCAGCTCCAGGATTCGCCTGCATTGCTGCTCTTACAGAATCTAGAGATGTTGGAGTAGTTGTACCATATGGATTAACAGTTGGTAAATAATCATCTAATGCATTTGGTGGGGATGGCGGATTGGGTATTGGAACGCCAAAGTTACCACCAAGATGTTGTAATCCAGCTTGAGTTGCGTCATACCTCTGTTGCTGTTTCTGTTGCTGAGCTACCTTTGCATTAAATAACTGCTGTTGCAGATTCATGTTCTGTATAGAACCATACCCTTGTATAGCACTTGTTATTGTATCAGCCAAGTAGTTTGGCTTAATATACGGGCGCGTGATTCTAATAGGATTCTGATACTTAGGAATCTGTGTTCTTGAGAAAATAGCCATCAGCCTAGTGCCTTTATCATTGCGTTTTGAGCTTGTATATTAGCTATACCAGTTAACATACCTGTAGCATTTAGTGGTGCAGTTATAGGTGCTCCAAGTGCTACTAATTGCTCGTTTAATTCATCTACATTGGTAGGTTCAAATTCTTCTGCAGCCATCATCTGCGCAATGTTCTCACCTGTGTTTCGCACGTCATAAACATTCTTTAATCTGCTACCAGCCATAGCTGCGAATACAGGATCTTGAAAAGCATAAGCTTGATTTCTACCTAACAACTGATTTCTAGCTGCTACTTGGGAACCTACACGAGATGCTGCAGCAGCTGCCGCTGGTGCATAACCTTCAGCAACAAAACCAGTAGGTACAGCTTCTATATCTGCAACATCTGTTGTAGTATCATAAAGATCTGCATTAATTTGAGCTTGTGCTTCATGATCTATAGGATTCACATATTGAGCTATAGTGCTCCATAATGCTGGATCACTCTCACCCTTCATAATGTAATCTCTGAGATTAACATCGCCCATATAGCGAGCTGTATCTTCTACTCCAATCCTAGCTATCTCATCCTGAATACGTATTTGTTCTAACTCCCTTTTGCGACGTTTCTTTTCTGCACTATTCTTTTGAAAAGCATCGAAGATAGATGTTGCTACTAACCACCACGGATTCATGATAAGCTCCCAAAGTATGCGCCAGTGTCTTGTGATCGCCAATCTGGCATAAAACCTCCATATCCGCTTGGGGCATAACCGGTTGGTATATTCCAACCTATGTCAGCTATACCACCCCATGATTGAGGAACGCCAGCGCTCAATGTACCTGCCATACCACTCACCTGACCAGGCATTAAATTACCTGATAAAGCTTGACTCATTAAACTTGACCTTTTTGCGGCATCTCTCTGTCTTAAGGATTCTGACAAACCCTGTGCATGACGCATGGCATCAGCTAAACTGTCATTCTTAACTTTAGAAAGATCTGCTCTTAAGTCTATATCAGGTTGTCCAGTGTCCAAACCTTGACGTAACATCTGAAAGCGTAATCTTCGCGCCGCCTTTTCATACGCGTCGGCAATACCAGATTCGCTGAGAGCATATGAAGAATCTCTTAATCGATCATATACACCTTGTCTACCAGCAAATAAACCACTGATAGCACCCATTGCATCTGCGATTCTGGCAGCTAGTAATTCAGCTTCGGTTGGTCCAGGATCTTCACCACCATTACCACTACCATTTCCACCACCATTTCCACCACCATTTCCACCGCCCGCGCCTCCACCACCGCCAGTAGCTGCTGGTTGAGGTTCTCCACCTCCCTCTGAAGCTCGTGGATCATCTCCTGGGTTTCCTATTGGTTGACCAGCCCATGCCATACCTCTAGCAGAGCGTATATCACGAGGATCGTCACGCATACTATGTGAACCATAACCACTAGGTCCTCTACCAGTCCCTGCTGTTGCTACCCCTAGTACTCCTGTATCCGCACCGCCGGCTTCTGATCCCCCCTCTGCAGGTCCACCAGCCTCGCCTGGGTTTCTCATAACATCAACACCATTATATTTTGGCAGCGCGCTTTGCAACTCGTTAGCGTAAGGTCCCTGATTCCTAAGAAATGCTTTTTCCAACGCAGTTATATATGCTAATTGATGTTGTCCACCAGGTAGGTTTACATTGTGAGCCATTACAACTCTCCTAATAGTTCGTAGTAATACGAGATTCCATTAAACTGAAACTCTGTATTAGCTGACTGTGTGACCTTGAAACTACACTCTGTTGTCATTAATTCAACTGGAACTAATGGACCAGGTCGCGTATCACTAGATAATGATATAGCTGTTGTTTCTTCACTGGGAGAACGAGCATCCCATCTATGCTGTACCTCAGCAGTACCATCAAACATAACATCAGAACCAACAATCTGCTTCCATCTACCAGGTTTCTTAAAAGCCTGATATGAACTGGTGACTTCTAATGGTATAGCTGTAGCACCGGCATCTTGAAAAGAATCTGGATTAAACACATATATATTATCATTCATTCTTATGAACATATACTCGCCATAAGGTGTTATTGCTTGAATAGTATAAGGCGTTAAATAACGAGACCAAGCTGTTACTTTAGACATTCTAGCGAAAGTAAAAACAAAGATCTCTTTGTCTATAAAACACATATACTGACCTAAGCCATTATAAAATGCCGAACCAGGTTCAAGTGTTGCTGTGGTTCCTACTCGCGTAGAAGCTACTAGTTTAGCATGAACTAATTCATCTATTGGGCTTCCTACATCAGTGTCTTGTAAGTTACCTGTGTATATCTGTTGCCCTATAGATCTGAAACCAGCATCCGTTAAGAAGAATAAATCATCGCCAACTACCTGTACACAAGTCGGCCACTGAGATCCTACACTACCTAGAGTTGTTTCAATAGAGATATTAGCAGGATCTACATCTGTACGCCATATCTGTGTATTATCTGAATTAAATACAACCAAGCGGTTTTTATAACTACCTAATGCTAATGGTTCAGAGTCACCTACAGACTCTCTACCTGTGGGTAAACCTGCGCTACCACCCGCATCACTAGTTTTAGTCCAATCAGTTGGATCACCAGAAGCAGAATAATGTATGGTTCCATCATCTTTTATAGCCCATACTTTCTCAGATACTATTGTGATAGAATTTGTATTAGGACAATTAGAATCAGTAATTACAACATCATTATACCAATGTCTAATTGTTCCACTATCATATTCTACAACAATATATAACTGATTATTAAAAACTTGAGCATCCCATACTATAGCAACAGGATCAGAAGCATTATCTGGGTTGGCTAATTGATGCCATGTCATAACTGGAGTTACTTTACCTGTGGTAGCAGCATTAATGCCATACCCACTAAGTGATGGAACACTCGATGGACCAATATGACTTACTAAGTGTCCAACACCTGCAAATACAAAGAAACCTTTACAAGTAGAAGGTACAGAAGTAGCTGTTAGTTTATCTAAACCAGGTCTCTTTTTTACAGCAAAACCAGTAGTAATATAAGCGTTTTTACACTCAACAAGGCGGTTAGCATCGGAGACTTGGTCAGCCTTCCGAAGGTCTATACCGCCTTCAAATCTATCGAATGTAATAACTTCCATTTTACAAGTCAGATGCCCACTGGTCGTAAGCGTTTCTATAAGCTAATCGTGGTTTTCGTATATAATATTCACCGCCGCCTTCAGACATTAAGCCACCACCTGAGTTACCTGGTGTTACACCAGTAAAGCTACCACTCATTGCACCCGACCCCGCCATTCCACCACCCAAATCTAAAACGTCTGAGGGATCTCTTAAATCAACCACACCTGGATTAAATGGATCAATCGATTGAGTACTTTGCACCCAACCTGTATTAGGTCTACTACCGCGTCTAAGACCTTGATTACTCATTCGCTGTCCTATAAGATTTTTATTATGCGCTACCGCTGCATCTGGTGTCTTATTATCGCGCCTGTTTTGATTTATTTGACTTATCTCGCGTTGAAGCGCATTCAAATATGCTATAGCGTCAGAGTCGTGAAAAACAGATGCCGGACTTAAAGCTGGAAGCCCCAATCGAGCTCGTTCTAGAGCTAGAGCTCTCATACTATCAACATTTGGACCAAAAATATTACCTAACGCATCTGCACCTAACCCGCTGCCTACAGCATCTGCATCCATTCCTTGTGAAGATTCACCGACTCCCAAAGCATCCGCATCTGACCAAGACATTACCATCCTCCTTCATTATAATCAGGTTCTCTATAACCCCTACTAATATTACCACCACTCATTGGCTCAAATGGCGATGTAACATTACTCCATGGACCAAAACCTTTGAGTGCGCCAACATTGGCTTGTTGATTATCCCAATTACCCCAATTAGGATTCAAACCCTTAAAATTTCCATATGCTTGTTGAGTATCAAAACTACCCCAGTTAGGAGGAGCAATACCAGGCCTACCAAGACCAGCGCTCATAGGATCTAACGGGTTGGGACTAAATCCATATATAGCCTCGCGATTAAAATTTTGAGGAGCTTGATTTTGAGGAGCTTGTGGACCACCCCAATATGACCTAAAAGCGTCTCTTATTGCTTTAGTGATATCTCCTGCACCACCTTCGCTTCCACCAAAATCTCCACCATAACTACCGTCTTGTGCGTCATCAGCTCCAAAACCCATACCGTTTGACATAATAACCTCCTAAATCATTGCGGCAATTTCAGTGCCGCGTCTTCGTCTAATGTAAGGATCACCAGGATCCGCCATAGCAACTCCAGTTACAGGGTTAACACCGTAACCGGGATAATTATTCTCATCCATCATGAATCCAGGACCCATGTGAACATTCTTACCGCCTATGCTTTCTATGCTAGTCGCTAAACCTAAGTGTGCGCCACTACCAACAACAGGAACGTTCTGCATAGCCTCATCAAGGCCATAAGGAACACCAGTTGTAGCTCCATATGCCTGTGCTAAGTTTGGATCATATCCAAGATTCTCTGCAAGACCTTGATATCCAGGAAGACTCATAACACCATAAGTTGGTGCCCGCATATCTTCTGGAACCATGGACATGATACCTTTAGCTATAGACATAGTAGGGCTAAGATTTGAGAGGAAACTACCTACACGATTCGCTGCATTTCTCATATTACCAACTAACGTCGCTGTGTTGAAGTTAGCAGCTGGTCTACCACCTGCTGAATTAGTAGGATTAGATTCATCCCACGCATCTGCACTACCCTCACTAGAGGGTCCAACTGGTCCACCCATACCAGGATCACCTTCATCTGCCCAACCACCACCATAAGCTTCTTGTGCTGCAATATCAGCTTCAATATCGCCTAAAGTATTACCATTTACTCCAAACATAATGTCACCTTACCTTTGTTGCTAAAATCTTATCTAACATCGCTTCTATTGACTGTAATCTATACAGCATAACATCTAGATTCTTCACAGATTCTGCTACCTTCTCTTGATCCCCTGTGAGTTTCTTAAGTTAGCATCTATATTCATTTTCGTTTTTTCTTCGCTCTCTCAAGCGGACCTGGTAATAGCCAACCGAGCACCATTGGCACGATTATCACCAATATTAACAACCAACCCCCCATACCAACGAGATCACCTAAAAGTGTCCAGAAGTTATCTGGGGCACAACTAGTCATGTCCTGCCCCCTCTGCGAACTCATAGGTTGGGATATTATCTGATCCGCAACCACACTCGTCACAGAGGCACCGACCGTAGAGGCCAGAAGCACAGGAGCAGTCCCCGAAGTCGCAATCGATGCAATCGCACCCGGAACTAGAGCTCCCGCTCCCACTAAGCTTGCTTTCTTTAGACTTGTACATCCGCCGATCCAAAGAGTAGGGAGTAGATAATAGTAGCGGCGATTAGAACTGCCACTACTGCTATTACAGGGTTTTCTTTTATCCAAGTTTTTAATATATTCATTAAGTTTCCTCAAGTGTGAATGTTTATCGTTCACGTCTATGGCCTAGATTGTCTATCTTCACCGTGAGAGATTTCAGCATATCCTTTATCTCCCCAAATTGTTCAGAGTTTCTAGCATCTGACCTATCTATACGTTCAACCAGACTTTTTAGCTCAAGTTGGTTACGAATGGTATCTTGTTCAATTCCAGTAACGTAAGTAAAGAACCCAACCGCAATAGCAACCGTTCCTAGTAGGTGAGAAACACTGAGACTCTTCGACATGTGCCATCCGCCATTCCCCCGTCGATCTAATCCAGTGTGTTCAGCCATTAGTTTGCTATTTTTTGTGATTTATTATTTGTTTCAACCTCAGGCATTTTAGCAGGTAAACTCTCTACTTCCAAGGTTCGCAAATAATCTCTAGCGGACCAGAAAATACAGGTTTTATCTATGCTCTGATTGTGCAGTAGAACGGTACTTGTTGGATTGTTTTTATTCTCTGTAATGTACATTTGTATATTTAATCCAGAAATCGCACTGATATCCATAGCATGGACAGGTTTCTCGTTATAGCCATCAAGTAGTTCCTTCATAAGCAACTCAGGACCGCCTTTACTACATAGAACGTTAACCGATACAACAGTCTGATATATCTTTGGTTTCTCTGCCTGTGCAGACAAAGAAAATGCTAACAAAAGTGCTCCTAATAACGCTTTCATACTCATCATAAAACTCACTTAGGATATTTAGCTTTAACTGCCTGACGCTTACCTTCTAGTGAAGTAACCGCAGCCATTCTTTCTTCTACCACACCTTCCCATAGGGCTACTACCAGTTCATCTATTGACGGGTATTCTTCTTTACGTTTACGAGCGTAGTCGTTGTCGTATGCGTCTTGCTGTCGAGTTAATTCTGCATCAAGCCAATCTTCAGTAGGCTTTTCTTTATCTCCATGTATAACGAGATTCGCATAAACCTTATTCTTTGGATCTGACCAGCCAAACCATTGACCAGAATGCAGAGGAACTAGTATATCTTCAATGTTTTCTGGTTTCATATTAAGTATCCGCTAATCTTAAAAAAGTAAAGTATGTTTTATTTATGTCAGTATGGCCTATAGTTTGGGCCGATGAATTACCCTGTGTAACACTAAACTTGCATTTGCAATTTGCTATGTCTGTTACATCAAAAATATATTCGACCGTCATGGAACCATAAGCGCTGTAATAATCACTGGTTCGGCACTGAGCCGCTTCTGCGTAAGAAGAATTATTAGTGGTTGTGTACAAATGGCCCGTGCCATAATAACTACTACCATTGCCATTTTGCCAATAATAAAAATGCCCTTTTACCAACCAGATTCCGGTTACTGGGAAATCAAATATCCCAGATGTCTCTCCCATAGCGCTCCCTTTACTTCCGAACCCAACAGGGGCATCTACCGCTTCAAGATTAGTGGTGAGATCACCAGTTCCTGTGAAACTGCTATTTAATCTCCATGTGCTTGCCTGAGTTAATCCACCACTCGTCGGCACTGTAAAACTGGAATCAGGAAATGTAATAGTCCTGTCCGCAGTCGGATCAGTGATGGCAAACGTAGTCTCATAAGCATCTGCCGTAGCACCCTCAAATACTAGAGGAGAACCAGCAGCAGTCTGGAAGGTTGCTACACCATCCTTGACTAGAACACCATCAATGGTTACTCCACCATCAGCAGTGCGTTCAGAAATTGTGTCAACTTTGACTTCGCTCATAATCCAAAAGCCTCCCGCACTTCTTCTGTAGTTAGGCCAAGAGCCTCAAGTTTTGATTTGGCGGAGTCTAGTTTTGCTTGTCTGGCAGTATTCGCAGCATCATCTGTCGCATTGTCTATAACCGCTTGCGCTTCTTCTGCATCCCTAGCGGCTTCTTCTTCTGGAGTAAACTGAATGCGCTCACCATTTACCATTTTATATCTTGCCATATTAGCTACCCTTCATTCCGTAGACAACAATTTTGTGATAATCAATATCTCCACTGCTGTGATAAAATTGAATACCATCAAGATTGGCATTATCAACACCATAGTTCCCATAGACTGTGCGTTCTAGAGGATCACCGGTGGATGATAATAGAAACCCTAGATTTCCATTAAATAAAGCACCATCCCAGCCATCATCAGTCGCATCCTGAAAATGAAGTTGTAATGAAAACATCACGGGAGCATCTGTGGATACGTTTGCACCTAAAGTCCAATTATCATTAGTTTTACTGTTAGCATAAACACCAGTTCCGTCACTGTCAACGCCGCCCCGAATGAAAAGATAATTACTTGTGGTTATTGCCGACGCTCCATCCATGAGTCGCACGTTGAACTGAACACTATCTGTAACTGGTTTAACAAATCCAGTAATAAGATAAAATAAATAATCTGTACTTTTGAACTCTTGAAAATCTACAGTCGCAGCATTCACAGTTGATCGAGAACTTGCGAGGTAAACTAATGAGCCAGCACTATCTGCTGCCCATACAGGATTGGCACTGGTACCTTGCGTCTTTAGGAAGTGTCCAGATGTTCCAGCACCCAGCCGTGTGTAATCGGTTCCATCATGGTACAAGATGTCTCCTTGAGCATCTGACCCGACATTAAACCCAGTAACAGCATCAGTTGCTAAAGCTAATGTATCTCCAGAGTCCCCTACATTTATTGTTGTAGAGGTCGCAGGGGATATCTTATTTGTTTTTACTTCGGATGCCATACTATCCTCCTGTGATACTGGCTATCTCAGCATCGTTTAGGCCGAGAATTTTTAATTTTTCAATGGCGCTTGCTTTTGTTTCGGCTGCGGCTACTTGTTCCGCATCCCACTCTTCTTGTTGTCGGGCTAGTTCTGCTTCTAGCCATTCTTGAGTAGGTTTATCATCAGCACTGTGTATAACAAGATTGTCGTAAACCTTATCCTTAGAATTTGACCAGCCAAACCATTGACCAGAATGTAAATGTACTAATACGTCTTCAATATGCTCTGGTTTCATTATGTATCCGCCAATTTTGTAAAGGTCATAAAGGTTTCATTTTGGTCAGTATCCCCTTTTGTTGTAACACCAACGGCATTAACATCAACGTCAAACCTGCATTTACATTGCGTAGTGTCTGTGACATCAAAGATGTATTCAGTCGATATTCCTTGCTCTTGATTTGCTGCGCCTGCCGCTCCACTTATAATACAGGCAACAGCGTAGGTAGAATCATCTGTGGTTGTTTGAATCTTTATCCTGTTGTAGACGCTATTAGTATTGGCAAGAAAATACGCGTGAAACCTGATCAAGTAATAACCGCTTGAGGGAAACGTAAAAATTCCGCTTGATTCAGTCATAGAGTCGCCCAGCACACCAAAACCTACTGGAGCATCTGCTTCTTCAAGATTAGAAGCGATTGGCGCAGCGTCACCTGTGAAATCAGTAGTCAATCTCCACTGACTTGCGGTTGTTAATCCACCAGCAGGGAATCCAGTCTTAATAGCACCAGTTAAATCAATGGTTCCATTTACATCTAATGTTGCACCGCTTGCAATATCAAGTTCCGCTCCCGATGGCACCGTAACAGTATCACCTGATGCCATAAGAGTAGCGGCAGTACCAGATTCAGGTTCCCATGTATCTACATTAATCTTGCTCATACGATTACCAAATAACCTTCTACAGTTATAGTTCCAGTAAAAGTAACTGGTCCAGCGCAGACGGCAGAATCAATAGTATGATCGCCATCTATAGTTGCAGCGTGATTGAAGAATCCCTCTTTTGCAGCAGGATTATTTAAGTATAAAGTTCCGTTTATATTGTCTACCATTATTGCTCCTACGCTGAGATTGCATCTACAACGCTCACATAAGCCGCTATAGAAGTTGCGGCAGATGATTCAATTCTTAGCAGGTCGGTATTCTGCATAACAATTTTTGCACCACCTTGAATTAATTCGACAGATGACTTAGGCGGAATACTTAAATCCTTTGCAATATATACTACGTCTGCGGTTGCTCCTCCAGCAGCAACATCAATCCATACTTCTACAGTAACAGCACTCGTTGTGATGTTTGTTAATCTAATACCGATCAAAGCATCATTTGAGTCAGCTGTCCGTAACGTATGTGCTGCAGTAGTAACTTGCGCTTTGTAATCTTTTGTAAAGTCTTGTGCCATAATATTTACCTATAATGCGATTGCCATTGCCACAGCAAATCCAGCGGTGGCTCCAGCAGCGGCAGCTATCGTTATAGAGCCTGCGCCTTCTGTGATTGTTATGTTTGAGCCAGCTGTCAGCGTGGCTTTTGCTAAGGTGTTGCCTGTAGTATTACCAATTAACAACTGTCCATTCGTGTAACTAGTCTGACCAGTACCACCCTGATCTACAGCAACTGTAGTACCTTCCCAAGTACCACTAGATATTGTACTTACCCCTGTAATATTAGATTGATTCGCAACGGTTACTAAACCACTAGAATTTATAGCTTCAGTCGTGCCACTATATATGGAACCGTCGAATCTTGCGTTACCAGAATCAACCCACAAAGCGTGTGTTCTGGTTAATGTTTCATTAGTACCTGCGATAGTTGGTCCACTTATATAAACAGTTGCTGCGTCTGTAGTTGTAACACTTGCATTAGTAGCAGCTAATGTCTGTCCTTCAAAACTATTTGACACAAATTTAGTTGCTGTGCCAGAAGTAGATGTAACGTTATCAGTTAATGTAGCGGTGTCTACATGAATCATAGAACCGTCACCAGGTGTAATGTTTTTATCTCCATCCAATGTTACATTATATCCAGCAGCTGCTCCCGCATCACTGATAGTAAAATATGCGCCCGTATCTTGTATCAATTTACCTGACGTTGTATCAAAGCGAGCAACAGAATTATTTATAGCACTAGATGGTCCTACAACATCACCAATACCAGCCCCAGATACAGGTTGCCAGGAACTTGTTCCATCACCATCTTCACGTAAGTATTTAGTTGCACCAGTTTCTCCAGTAGATTTTACTTCAGTGCCTTCCAAATCAATATAAGCACCATCGATAGCTGTACCTGTCCAAGTGCCAGATGAAACAGTTCCAACAGTTACTATAGACGAACTACCCGCAGCTGGAGAAGCTCCAATATCTGTTAATACTTCTGAAGCGCTACGACCCTCTACAGCAGTTCCATCGATTCTTAAGAAATCATCATCAACAACACTAGCCGCAAATTGTGCAACATCGTATTGAGATATACCAGCAGCAACTGATAATTCTGTACCGGTTATTTCTAAACCACCGTTAGACATTAAATCAGTACTAAAAGTAGTATCAGTTAAATCTAAACCATCACCAGCTGTATACGTTGTATCGGTATCTGTTGCTGCAATTGATATGCTACCCGTTCCATTTGTAATAGTAACATTACTTCCAGCCGTCAAGGTTGCTTTCGCTAATGTATTACCTGTAGTATTACCAATTAATATTTGTCCGTTTGTATATGTGGTTTGTCCTGTTCCGCCAGTTACCACAGTTACAGGAGATGTTAATGCTACAGTGGGTATAGGTCCAGTTCCATTAGTAACTGTAATTCCAGTTCCTGCTTGTACTTCAGTAATATCCCCAGTAGAAACAACATCAGATATCAAAGCTCTCTTAGTAGAATTATCTGTTACATCTTGAATAAGAATATAATCGGCTGCAACAGCGGTTACAACGGCTAGATTACTAGTATCTACTGATAATTCATATTCTGGATTATCACTAGCATATGCAGAAGATGTTTGTGCCAACCCACTATTTGCGCTTGTTTTAATACCACTTAATACATAATCACGAACAACAGATGCCTGTACCTTTTCATCTGTTAATGGTGCTTCTTTTGTTAAGTAAAGAAAATCGTTATAATTCAAACTCGATGAAGATCGAGCTGTCATATTGATTACTTGTGTAGTAGGCATAAATAATTCCTATGGACCAGTTGCTGTTGTAATATATGTACTAGTACCAGTAGCTGGTGTAATAAACGTACTAGATGATATTATGTTAGTTATTTGCCGTGTAACACTAGATCCAATCTCTGGTTGATCGGTTGATACAGAAAGAATAAAATTTGTTGTTCGTTTAGTTCTACGATGTCGTTGTGTTAAAGCAGCTCTTATGCGACCAAGTAATGATTCTAACTGACCAGCATAAATTTCATAATCTGGTTGTCTATAATGTGCTTTCATGGTAGTAATACCATGAAGCAAAATTAACTGTGGTTCTATTGATGTTAAATCAATATCTTCTGAAAATGGTTTTAAACCAGAGTTATATTCTAATCTTATGTTATCATTAGAAGTATCTGGCGTTGGCCACAATTCTAATTTTGGTACACCACCATCTTCTAAAATATCCCAACGACTAGGTGTTTGTGTAGTTATAGATTCAAAGTTATGTTCTGCTGGTGATATACCAGAAGGTATAGCGTAATAATTCTCTGAACCATCGCGCTTTACAGAAACAATTAATGGTTTACGTAGATTACAATCACTTGGCACATTATAAGTTTTTTGATCCGCTACTGTTTTACCAGGAACAGTATCATTAATTTTGTTTGTTAAAACATCACCAAACTCATAAAATAACTGCTCTTGTCCACTGCGTAAAGCAGAATCTAAAAGATTAGCTTGAAGAATAGCTCCAGAACCTGAAGAGCTAAACCCTAGTCTCTGCGCTAACTCCGTTCTCAGACTTAGCAGTGTTCTCGCTGCCATCTAGTTTCCTCTCTTTTTCCATTATTCTGTTTATCGAAACTTCTATAACATCTGTATAACTTCCACCAAAAACCTTTTGCAATAAATCCTTACCCCATGACTCTACGAGTCTTTTAACTTCATCTTCAATGCTATCAATTTTGTGATCTTTTGCATCTGATCTACCAATCATTTCTATACACTCTGCTCCCCACGTATGTGTATATATTGCTAATTCATGTGCTGGCAAAACCTTCTTCATTGAATTAAATTGGTCTTTATTTATAAAAATTTCAACCATTGGAATATTCATGTTTTTCTCCCTTTTAAAATAAACCGAAGGGGGCTTTCGCCCCCTCCGAATACAACATTAAGAACCGCTTGCCATAATACAACCGTGACAATTCATGCGGTTCGCAGTTAGCGAGCCACGCCATGTCATGCCCCAGTAGTAGTTATAACTAGTATGTGCGCGAGGTGGTTTCCTAGCAATCATATCATTATCCTGAATAGGACGAAGAGTTAAATGCTTTGAGTTAAGGAAATAACACCGTTTCTTCCAAGAAACATCCGTGCCATTACTACCTGACGGACTACCTGGTAAATCATTTGCGATCTCAAAGAACGGATCCCAAATCATTGGAACACCTTGAAAAAATAGACCCGTAAACGTGCCCATATTTTTGATCTCTGTTGAGGGATCAAAGTTCCAAGGAGAACTAGATGAACCAGGTTGTACAGCGTAACGAGATAGTTTTGCACTAACCGCAGCTTCATAAGACGTAAGGAATTCAGAACCAACCAAAATTAGATCAGGACTTCCACCATTCTGCTGACATGCTCTCCATAGTGCTTGCATAGGTGCCAATAAAGCAGTACCAGCATAGCCATCTGGGGTTATATCATCAAATGTGTCAAGGCCAACTCCAACGTCGAAATGGTTACGCCAGTAAGACGATGTAGCGCGGTTGATGCCACCAACTGTACCAGTACGAGGATCAAAAGATACTAGAAAATCTAGACCGTTGATTGCCTTGTTAGCTGTTGAAGTACCGCCACCAACTGCAATGGTGCCATCCATATGTAATGATTGATCGAGGATCTTCTCGAAACCAAGACGTAGAACTTCCATTGCCTCGTTAAAGACGTTAGTTAATTGTACAAGACCCGCAGCGCTAGAATTGCGCGGACTTTGTGAATCGCCAATAAGAATACCGTTACCAAGTAAGTAGTCTTCAGAAAACTGGAAACCGTCATGTGCCGAGTTCCAAGGATAATAAGCCTGACGAACCGTGTCGCGGGTGTTATAACCAACCGTGTCAGAGACATTCTTAGAAGTATCTCCAAACCACTCAAAGTTGTTGTCATAACCAGTACGAATCTGCTCAACGATATTTTCTTTACCGCCACCCCAAGGCTTTTTCTTTGCCATTAGAGCTTTTAGCAGGGGACGTTCTTCCGCAACCTGATCAATAGGTTTATTCTTCAAATAATTCTGAAGAGCTACATATCCTAGTTGGGTAATGTCATCAGCATGTAATGCTGTTTGTGTTGCCATTATTTTCCCTCCAAAGGAATGTAATTATGTGGAACAGGGTTGGTCACACGAAAACCAATACGTGCTACTGGTGATGAACCCAGCTCTCATCTAATCCTGTTATTCGTGCATGGCATCTAAATGAGCTTGAAGAAATTCAGGTGTAACCTCCGCCTGATTTGAATTCATTGCATTTATTGTGCCACTATTGCCGGATCCAGGTGCTAGGGGCCCAGAACGTCTACTAGCTTTGCTTTTCGATCCGCCGGCTACACCCATACCTCTCGAAAGCATTTGGTACTGATTCTGCAAAACTGGAAGCCACTGATCAGGTGGTACTTCTGATTGAGCAAGTTGAGTACCCATTTCTATCATTATATCCTTCTTCAAGCTATAATCGGGATCTTTTTCAGTCAAATTATTTTCCCAAGCTTCAATCTGTTGGAATGCAGTATTTTTACCGACCTCAATCTGTTGCATCATCTGCGCTTGTTGTTGATTATACTGTGAGAAGTTACTTCTAGCTTGATGCATAGAATTCTGTGCTATTCTTTGTGAGGCTAACTTGTTTGCCCACTCTTCACTCATCTCGAGGTTTTCAACAGCACCTGATAAGTCTTCGAAATCAGCAAAATTAGACTGTTCGTTTCCCTCTGTTTGAACGCCTAAGGTTTTAGCAATCTGATCAGAGAACTGATCTAGTGCCTTCAAAGAGTTGACGGCTGTAGCATAATCGCCAGAGTTTAAACCCTTGAACATCTCTAGTGCCCAACCCAATTGCTGCGGATTCGTCGTGCTTCCTTCTATAATGCCATGCAATTGATTATTACCTTGCAACATAGAATTATATTCTTGTTCTAGACTATTAGCTCTGTCAATCCAATGTTTGAAGCGCTCTTGAGCTTTAGGTTTAAGATTATCATAAACCTCTGCATCTTCAGAATCTAGACCTTCTGACGCTTGAACTCCCTCGCCTGTTTGAAGTTCTTCTTCTGATTCTTCTGTAGTATCAACCCTACTCCTCGTGTCTTGCTGTGCGTTCTGAGCTTCTTCGAAGGTGGGAGCTTTAACGTCTGACTCTGCTGACTGCTCGGCAATTGGTTCGTCATTAACAATCTCCTCTGCGGTTTCTACAACAGGATCATCCTTGTGTAGATCTTCTAGTGCTTCTGACATAACATCAAAAGTACTGTCTTGTAACTCTGTATTAGATAATTCTTCTTGAACTTCGGCCATTTACATTTCTCCCTGTGGTGGTCGATATTGATTTCTTGATCTCTGCATCACTCTATTATTTGGAGCATTCATAACCTCATTCGCCCCTTGTGGCGGTGGAGGGGGTTGAACCGCATTAGGCATACCTTGTTGTTGACCTTGTCCCATAGCCTGTTGCATCATCATGTTTTGTTGCATGTGAGCCTGCACGTCTTCTGGCATGGGTGGTAAGAATTTTGATATATCTATTCTCTCGTCAAAACGTTTGAAAGTCTCTTCTAGTAATTGAACGTAAGGATTAAACTGATCGGGTACACCTGCTTGTCTCATCATTTGCACCATTTGTATATTCTGCATAATGATCGGCATCAATTCTATCCATCGCATTCTTTCCGCATTATTATCTGGCATGCCAGTACTACCGGCAGCAATCTTGATAAAAACAGAATCGTATAATTGCTGTTTATTTAGTATCGGCCAAAACGCTTGTGGTCCAGCAATTGCTTGTGCTCTCTGTGGAGAAATCTCTTGTAAAAGAACTTCAGCTGCATACCAAGCTATATCTTTTAACCAATCTTCTGTAACATCAATTTTCTCTTGCATCCTAGAAGCCATACCCTCTTGTTGTATGTTAGCTTCTGTTGCTGTCTTAGCACGCATAATCCCACCACGTTGTGCATCACCCAACCCACTAATCCATTCCATATCTGTACGAATTGGAGTGGTATCATATACAATTGGATTCATTGGGGGTACTTGCACTGGTTGAAATACTTGATTAACGCCAAGTCCAGAAGCATTAATCATAGCGATATCACCAATAGTAGCATTACTAAACACGTCAATATCTTCTTCATTTACACGAGAAGCATCAGCTACATAAAAAGGAGCAGAGAGTTTTCTGTGCATTGCTAATTGTTCTCTTACAGTATTATATTCGTCCTGTAAGTTCATCATTAATTCTGTTTCAGAAACTGGCCATTCTTGACCATCTATCCAATTCAAACCTAATACAAAATATGGAAAGAATCGCTCACCCATTTTTGTTGGTACATAAGGTTCCCTGCACCATTTGTCACTGCCTTCACACCAAGTATATACTGTTTGAGTTGTTTTATCCCAGTATTCCCAAACAGCAACAGCAAGATTAACATCCTCTTCTCCGCTATAAGACGCACTATCTTTGTTTAAACGATTTGCTATTCCTTCAGTCGTTCTTCGGTAAATCGTATATTTTTCAATATCTTTTTTCGTTAATTGAAATCGCTCCATAACATCTGATGGTGTCATCCACGTTACATTAGCAATCCATCTGGCTGCATTATAATCTTGTAAGGAATCAAGAGACGTATCCATACGAAAATCTTCAGGACGAACAAAACCAAGATTCAAACCCTCTTGTTGCAACACTTCGACACGTTGCGACAAAGAGTTGATTGTCATTTTTATCTCTTCTACAAGTTCGTCTTTATCACCATAGTATCCATCGCCGGATTCTAATTGACGTATATCATCTTGTATCTTTGCCAAACTATCCTGCGCGTCATTAAATTCTCTACTAATTAATGGATCTTTAAAGTAATCTCTTTGGTATGTTACCTTTACAATACCAATTTTACTTGTCATGCAGGAACGTAATACTTGTTTAGCTATTTTTTTAAGTCTTGCTTTCTTTAACGATTCATTCAAGATAATTTCTAAAGTGCTAGCAAACAAATCAGCAACTCTATATTGAGAACCTTGTGGATCTACGTTTAATCCTGGTCTTATTTTTATTTCTGGATTTTTAGAATATATATGTGGAAGTAAACCTTGCAATGTAGCGTGAATAATATTTCCTTTAATCAGTCTACCACCCTGACCAAATGCTTGTTCAAGACTCATCCCCTGTGTTCTATCATTGAGTCGCCCCAATGAATAACGTCTAGCAGACTCAATTTCTTTGTATCTAGCCTTCCATTTCTGATAAGAAAGTTCTACATTTTGCTGATACTTTCTAATTAACCCTTTAGCGTCTGAAGGAATGCCAACGTCTGTATTAGGATTTATATTACTTAAGCTCAAGTCTTCCATTACTATGCCTCGTACAGTTCGTCAAGTTTGTCTAACCAAGCCATAGTAAATGGCTGCGGTCCTAATTCTTTTACCTTAGGTTTCAATTTTCTAGCTCTCTTCATCATTAAACCATATCGCGTCGCGTCGAAGAGATGATCCTCCGCGCTCGTATCAATATCTTCCACCCTCCTAGGGTCAGCAGGTAGTGAAGGTACTGTACGTAACCAATGCTTGCAAGTGCTGAAAACCTTAAGCGTTTTATTGTTGAGTCTATCAACCATTTCTTGTAAACCCTGAACTCTAGACCCGGGACCCTTTGAGCTAGCCTCCCACATAATACCATAATCAGCAAATACGTCTGCAACACTTTTATGGCGACCGTCTCGCATAAAAATCGCCGAGTCCGCCACATTATTTCTGAATCTAATGCTTTTCGAACGCTCATCCTCTTCAATGTCTAAAATCTCCCGCGCAATATCTTCTATTGGTGTTTCACTGCCTTTGTTAGGTTTAGAGCTCCAATAATGCTCTTTATAGATATAGATTATACCATCATAGTCTTGAGCGAACCAGACACATCCAGCTGGCGACTTATATCCATGGTCATATGACTTCCATCTTCGCCACTCTAACGGTATGTCAAATGGTTCAACAACGTGTATGGAAGGATCCCAAACACTTTCAAAGAAAGCTCCCGGGGCAATATTCCAATCACCTTCTAACCAAGCCTTTACCAACCAAGGAGGTCCACTACCTTTTATTCTATCAATATAACCTGGATCATTTTCCATGAGTGGAGTGTTATCTTGAATCTTAGAAGGTATGAAGATTCTGTCTTTGTCATCAGCATCTATATACCTTTCTTTAACCCAACCATGTCCTGGGCCGCCTGGGTTAGCAGATGCCCTGAATAGAACTGGTACGCCAGCAGCCGAACGCATGGTAGCTCCAAGCAGATCTATAGGATCTGCTGAAGGCCAGTTACCAAGTTCGTCAAAGCCTAGGAAGGTTACCGAAAAACCCTGCAACTTCATCGCATCAGCGTCTTCATCAAGATGTTTAAGCTGTAGCACAGCTCCGCTGGGCGCAACCCATTTTCGCTCCCCAACTTTCCATTCCCAACCTTCTTGTACGAAGACATACTGACCCAGCTTGACGAGTTCCCCCGTTTCTGGAAACGTCCTGCGAAACAAAAGACCCTGTGCTTCTCTTCCGTATTTCTCTGCATGCTTACGAAACGCTAGAAGCATTCCAACGCTTTTAGAACCTCCTCGCGCTCCGCCAAACAGTATATGAGGATGCTCACTATTAACAAACTTCTTCTGTGGGCCTTCGAGTGCTGTCCAGCGAGTCTGCCGCGTTTCCAAACGTCGTTGCATTTCTGTAGCTAATAATGCACGAATCTCCTCCTTTGGAACGCTGTTCGATAATGCAACTGACAAACTCATGTGGCAGACTCTTCTACTAATTCATAAGCATTAAAAAGAGAACCAGAAAATGATCTATCTTGCGAATATACGTTACCAGGTATATCTGGCGCTAGATAACCTACACGTGACGCTTCTCTAGCGAAGTAAGAGAAATTAAAAAGTCCAGAACTAGTATCGTAATTTATACTTTGAACATACCACACTGCAATTTCGTGAATAGTCACCACAGCTGTATGAGTTGACGCAGAACCAGACCAACCCCTATCTGCTACTGATGCTATAACGAATTCATCATTACCACTAGCGCTTGTTGTAGAAGGGTTTATACTTGAATAGTATATACCTTCTGCTGGCGAGGTAAAATAAATATATCCAGAGCCCGGCCATGTAGCCAACGAACCTGGAATTACTTCGATGATCAAAGCTGTTGAGTTAATTGTCGTCTGTAGAGATACAGTTCTTCCTGTGTAGAAAGAACCACCACTAGACGCTCCAGGCATCCAAAGGTATGTAGGATCGGGTGTTCCTACACCTTGTGTCATAACCGTGATCTCTGTTGTAGAAGCGGTCGCACCACTACTCATATAGGTTAATAGATCAGATAATCCATACCCTGTATTGATCGTTAAAGTACGTTCGACATTTTTTATTAAGGCCATTACGACGTTTTACCGTATGATGCTCCTCGCATAGCACTCACCAAACTGGATTTTTTCTTTTTGTGAACAAGTGGTTGCCCAGTTCTTGCTGATTCTCTTTTAGCTGCTTGTACGCCAGCGCTGTTGTAAGCGAAGTGTTTATTTCCTACCTTTGGCATTATGATTTTACTCCGATTAAGTGTTTTCGTCGTTTATCTACTGCTATCTGTTTTGCTCTATAAGCGTCTCTATCGGCCTGTGTAGAATCGTTACCAATGTTGTATTTCTTCTTGTAGGCGTTCATAATGTTTTGACTCCAAGCCCTAGCATCTTTTCTTTTTTGTCCTGACGCTGCGCTACCAAAAGCATGTCGAGTATGGCCTGATACAGGACCCCCGCCTCCATAAAACTGAGACTTTGCGTGGTCAGTTTCTGCTGTTTTAAATGCGTTCTTTACAGCATCTACATATTGTTGTTTCCCCGGGTCACTCGTAGCTAGACTTCTCACATATCGACGCATAGAATCAGTCATTGGTGTATCTTGTGCTCTTGTAGAGCCACGTAAATGAGTAGGCATGAGACTAACACCACCTCTGATATCCGCCATGTTTTGACCCGTTCTTCGCTTGGTAGAACCTCTAAAATCAGCTCTTGATGCCAATCTAGCCTCAAATTGACGCCTGAGTTGATCTCTTTGTGCCTGTGTTAAGCCAAAAGTATCTGTCATGTTACCCTCCTAGGCTGGGATATTTACGATGCACGGCTTTCCTGATTCCACTAGGGTTAGGTGCATGACGAGCATAACTCAGTGCAGCTTTAGCCCGTTTTCTTGTGTTGATTGGGTATGATCCTGAAGGAGCACCACCAGATGGACCCGCGAAGCTCTTAACACCAGTATATTTACCTGCATTAGAACCACCAGGTTTCTTTCTGTCTGCGCTATAGTCACGTTGCTTAGCTGGTCTTGTTATCATATCGATGCTATGTAGCAATCTAAGTCAATAGCATAGACACTTTGTGCACTGATCTTTACTATATCTTGAAGTGTTGGTGCTACTATAGTTGTGTCATCATCAGCATCCATTGCAGAAGCTACAGAAGATATCGACCAACTTGCACCAGCAACAACCATCTCCCAGCAGTTTGATGTAGCACTTTCTATATTTATCCTAACAGGATTACTATCATCCTTGTTTGTGATTCTTATGTATTTCACATTAGGAGAAACATATGTTCCAGAGCCTACCGCAGCCCCAAATTCAAACAGAGTTCTTACGTTGGTAGCATCTATAGAAACAATTCGTTGATTTACTTCAGTAATCGAAGCTAGTGAGAAAGTATTTGTAGCTCCCATGTTGGAACCATTCATTGTGATACTTTCTGTGGTTGTTACTGTTAAGGTCGCAGGGCTGATTGTTGATGCCATTAGTCGGTCTCCGTAGCAATTTCAAATTCATTCATTAGGTTCAATAGTTCTGAATCAGAGATTCCACGAACCGCTTCATTTACGTTGATATTCTGGTCTAGTGCCCGCATCGATGGAACACAACGCTCAACCAATATTCTAGCAGCCTGTACATCTCCCGATTTGGCAGCACCTGCTAATACCTCAATAACATCTGGAAGATGCTCACTGATCTGTGTGCGTAGTTGAGCCATTGTCTTTTGACTCTTTCTTGGTCTCCCTTTAGGGTTACCAGATTGTCCTTGTTTCCAGGGCATTCGCCTCTCCTTTTGTTAACTCCTCCCCAGGTGCCGGATATTCTAACACAGTAACTATAATAACTAAAAAATTTTAGAAAAAAAATTGAGTTTCAGAAAAAGAAGGATCTTGTGCGTCCGTATCAGAACAGACTCCCAAATATCATAATATTCTAATATAGTTATATATCAATTGATTTATAGAGTCATATAACCATATGGTGATGTACCGATGCACTTAATTGAAGTCACATTTTTTCATTCTATAATTGAGAGTCATTTTAATTTTAACCAACCAAGGGGCTATACCCACTATGAGCAATAAGCCAATGAAACTCCACACGCAAAAAGGCAAGCGCCGACTTTGGCTCGAAGAGCAGAAGTACGGATTACCCGGTTTCAAACCCGGTTCGCGATTCAACGTTGTGTATAATGAGGATTCTGTCGAAATCAAGTCTGATCCGAATGGTACCAACACGGTGTTCACGAGAGTCAAGAAAGCCTCGAAGCGAATTCCCGAAGATCGTAAGTTCGCCATCGTCGGCATTCACAATTCTCGCCTCAAAGAGCTTTTTGGCGATACTGAGAATGGCGTAGATACTCCGTTGTCTTACGAGATGTCAGAAGGCTACATCAAGATCATGGTGGCATCATGAGCGATCTCGAAATTCGCATGGTAGTATATACATTATTGTTCACTTTTGCAATCCTTACTGGAGTACTTACACAGTACTAGAATAACTGCAAAGGATTCTTGGGCGCTTCGGCGCCCTTTTTTTTCATGAGGTTTTCGCCAATTTTTCGCGAGATGAGGTCGGTTACTATTATTGGGAGACCGGTTACGGATGTTTTCACCAACTATATCATAATATTCTAATATACTAATCCCTGCCCCCACCCAGAAGGGGCCAAGAATCAAACGCATTAGCATTTCATTATATTCTAAGATGCTTCTACTGGGCCCTGTGCGAGAGAATCTCAAGAATCTCAGATATCTGCGTGCGCACAAGCATCTTCTGAATAAAACAGAACCTCAGAAGTGAGAAAGTGTTGGTATCATTATGATATCATGATATCCCAGTACCATTGTTATTCATGATTATCTGTTTGATAAATGGCACTTAATCTAAGTTACATTTTTTAAAACTAAGATTGGATATACATTTTTTTTAACCACACTGAGGTAAAATATGGGTGTTCCAAACCACTATCGCCAAGAGGCGTTACGTAAAATGTGGCAAAGATGTCGAGACTCTAATGACTGGAGTACTTTTAGTCGAACGATGCAAATTGAGTCTGAGTGGGATGATCTCAGCAATGAACTGAGAATGGACTATGCGGACTTTGAGGAGTTCGAGGAAGCTGAGTGGGTTTTGAACAGTCGTATCTATACCGATTCTAACATTAACCGATGGAGCTAAATATGACAGGAATTGAACTGAAACCGATGAAAATCCACACCCAAAAGGGTAAACGTCGATTGTGGCTTGAACAGCAACGATATGGTTTGGATGGTTTTGCGCCAGGCTCAAACTTTAAAGTAACGTATCATGCCGATTCAATCGAGATTGAGTCTGATCCTGAAGGGTCAAACAAGGTCTTTACGCGAGTTAAAAAGCCATCGAAACTGCATCCAACTGAGCGACAATTTGCTATCGTGTCTTTGCACAACAGTAAATTAAAAGCTATATTTGGTGATACTGAAGATGGTGTTGATACTTTCTGTCGTTATGAGCAAATGCCAGGATATTTAAAAATCTGGCCAGCGGATAAAGTTGAGCAATTCGCTGAGAAACTTGCTGAAGGTATTGAACGACAATCAAAAGAAGCACCAGTGATACCTGATTATAGTGACGAAGAAACGTACGCTGAAGTTGCGTAAGTAATGTTAAGCACCAGCATCTCAAGAACGGGCCGACCAGCGACGCCACGTGAAGGATGTTGGTGCTTTTTTTTCATTTGAAAACGAGGACAACGAGATGAGATGCGAGATTTGCGGTGAAATTGACGAGCTTGAAAATGGTTTATGTTGGTGGTGCGAAGCAGATGCAAATGATCCAGATCCATATGTCGATGATAGTCTCAATGAGGTCAGTATGGGACGATTTGACGATGATCCTCCGGAGTGGTAGTTCAATTGGTTAGAATCCTGGCCTGTCACGCCAGTGGTTACGGGTTCGAGTCCCGTCCACTCCGCCACTTAGTTTAAGTTACAATCTCAAAATCTATATATAAGGAGATAATTATATGACCGAAATCTATTCAAATAGAGTACATGGCGATGTTCCAAGGCGAGTCCGCTTACGCATCACAGCTAACGTTCAATCCATTATTGAACAACATGGTGATAATCCTGACCAGCAAGAAGACATGATCGAAGATCTTATTGATGTTGCATATGACTCGTATCACGTTGGATGGCAGGCTGGATTCATTGACGACACTCAACCAGATCCAACAGAGCGTGATGAGTCAATCATGGAAGCACTCGAAAAGCTCAAGAGGACAATCAATGTTAATTCAGGATATAACTACGGAGGTACAAAATGAGGTTCATACCAGAACCTGAATGGAGATTTGACCAAGAATCTTCTCGTTTACGTTATGCTACACAGCGTGAGCGAAAGATACGCAGTAACTTTAATCGTTTGCAAACACAAAGACGGAGAGCAAGATACAATGCGCAAATACGCAACGCAAAGACTGATAGCTAAAGACGTACCAGTTCACTTGAAAGGCCTGTTTGAAGGACAAAA